CGCTATCGTGACAATATGAAGCATAAGGTTTGAACGTCATTGTGTCCGAGTCCATTGCATATTGGCCAGTAACGCCATTATCATATGCGTTGCCTGCGGCGTCTTCAATAGAAACATAATCACCAGCAATAACGCCTTCGAACGTCATTGCAACCTTGGTGCCGCGAACTAATGTGATAGAAGGGTTATCAACGTCAGCGATTGATGTGTTATTTAGAATGGTTAGATCGGAAGCAGCATCGCCGTTGATTTCATGACCAGTTGCTCTGAAAGATTTAACATTCGAAGCATCACTGTTAATGAAAAAGTTGTATGATTTAACTTGATCGATTGAAGTTTTTAGACCGGCGGCATCATATGCAAGGATTTGATGGTTAACGAATGGTCTTGCTTCACCTGAAATTTCTAATGTTTGCCTTCTTTGAAATATGTTACGTTTTCATTTTCATCAAACTTGTAATTGTCCAATGAGATTGGTTTAGTCATCTCCATATCAGCGATTAACTGATTGGTTTGATGAATTGAGTAACCAGCACCGGAATCGCCGGTGTATTGAGCAAGGTTGTCTTCAAAGTCTTGAAGTGCTTGAGCGATAATAGCATCTTGCGCGGCTACGTGAATAGTGTAGTCCGTTGTTAATTGAGACAACGTGGTGGTCACGTTTCCTTCTAGCGTGTTTGCGTTGTCCGCAAGTAGAACCCCAGAGTTATTCGCCCAAGGAACGAAAATATCATTAACAAAGGTTTTAACTTCGTTGTTAATATACGTTTCGACCGCGTTCATTGCTTCGTTAGTTCTAACAACAACTTCGGTTTTAAACGTGTTTTGTTGTGCTTCTAACGGGGCAGCGATGTTGGTGTTCAACCAAGTCTTCATTGAACCCGCCATAGCGTTCAATTTAGCCGGGATCAACACTGCAGGGGTATTTGTATAAATTTCTACGTCATTAGCAAATTCGCCAATGTCGATAGCATCAAAAGTAACGTCCGGAATATCGTTAAACTCGTTGACGGCATGGGTAATTGTATCTAATGTAATAGACATTTATCTATCTCCTAATTTGTATAACACTATATTGTATTATTTATATTTATAAAACTTTTTAAGCAACTTGTTGATTAAGCAACTCTAAATAAGAGTTGCTATCAATTTTATACCGTCCGAGTAAATTTATTTGTTAATGTCAATGTTTTGTTATCCGTTGTTGTAATAACTAAATCGGATAAGGTTAACGGTGTTGCCGAAGCGACAGCGAACGTTATCAATGTAGGAATATGAACATCGGTAACAACCTGTGAGATTCCCCCGATTTCAACGGTCATACCAGCAGTGAATGCCTTTCCTACGACAGTTATAACATCGCCCGTTAATCCAGTTTCCGCTGAAACGTATTCAACAGACAACGGACTCGTAGCGATAGTGTAATATTCATCAAGAATATTTTCACCGAAAGATTCAATTGTTCTGAAACCAGCAACTACATCACCGTTGAAGTCTAAATTCTCAGCATCAGTATTATGTTGCTTCCATCTACTTTCACCGCCGATTGGCATACCGAACACATTCAACGCGCGACCTAATAATAGGTATTCATCAGATGAAAGGTTTGGAATTGTTCTTACAGAAACTGAATCCCAATATGTGAAACCGTTACCGTTTGTAGCAAGAGTCAAGTAACAAACGCCCGTTGCTCCGGCGGTAAACACCATATCCCTATGAGCAGTAGGGTTAGAATCATTAGACGAATCAGCAATTAACATTTCACCGTATTGGTTATTATCCGGAGCAGGACCAACTTTAATTACAGAATCAGTAGGTCTATCAACCGATAAGAATAATTTGTAGTTATCACCTTCAACAACATCAAACGAAATGTGAGCAATACCTCTATTGGCGGCATCAATTCCTTCAGTTACGATAACACCGTTTTCGTTATCAATGTATGAAATTCCTTCACCTTCAGAGACAAATGTCCAATTTTCATTAACTTCTTTAACAGTTACGTTATCTATAGAACCTTTGAAACCGCGACTGTAATAGAAAGGAATATCAGTTTCTACAGGACGTTTGTCGACATCACCAATAAAGTGTAACTTAGTATCATAACCGCCTGCGCGGATGAAGTATGATTTAACGCCTTCGTTTACAATTCCGGTGGTGTGATGATCTAGTACAGGAACTTGAACTTCTTTCATTTTAATAGCTCCGATTATTCCGGAACCGTTAGTTCTAATTGTAATTGTATTACCAATCGCACCTGAAAGAGTGAAGTTATGTAACCCAACCGAATTGATCATTGCCGAAGTTACAGCATTATCGCCTTGACCCAAGAACACCGTCATATCAGAGAGTGTTAATGTGATACCAGTTTTAATTATGTCATCGTGTCCTTCAAGGAAGGTTTGAGATGTAATAATAATACCAGAATTTTCAGTAAGAAGAGTGACTTCGTCATAAGCAATGTCGTTTTCATCTGAAATTACCGTCAATACTCCATTAGCAAATCCAAGAACAATGTTATGAACATCAGAAGCAGGTAGACCAATTCCACCGTCTTGCGTCAATTCTGTCATTGTTAGTTGAGATGTAACGCCGTTTTGTAGGTTATCAAAGTCAACAAACGAACAACTATAATTATAATTAGGTTGTTCAGGAACCCAGTTATTACCAGCGGATAAACAATCAGTAGATGTTGTATTTGCTGCGTCAAAACTGCCGTCATTAAAGAAACACATACTATCTTGTGAGTAACCCAATTGCATAGTACAAGTTTCTACCGTGCTGTCATAAGCAAGTGAGAATGTATGCGTGTAATAAGCAGAGTGAGTATCATCAGACTGTTGAACAGTGATTGATGAACCTTCGTTTTGCAACAAGAAATCATATTGCGATTGTTGTAAATCAATAACGTGGAAGTGATTTGCTTGTGGACCTGGACCAACTTGGAAGTTGTGGACAGTTCCGGTAACAGACAATACTTCCATTGATACTTCATAATCAACCGTGTTGTTTAAGTTAGAAGTAAACGTGTATGTGATATCAGAATCAACTGAATTTTCAAACAACAATTTAGCGTTGCTTGTGTCTACACTATACGCATTATTAGAAGAAGTCCAGTTAATATTAATACCAGTAGCATCAAAATTCCAGTTAGAAATTAAGTTATAAGGGTTTGTACCTAATGCTAATTGTAAGCGACCTTGTGGACCGTCGCCTTCAGGATCGGTATTTGCTAGAGTGTATTTAACTTCATACAATTTACCTTCTTGAATAGAAACAGTTTGATTGATTTCCGTACGTCCTTGAACCGAACCGTCGCAATACGCTTCACCAGCAGTATTAACAGTCCAACCATCACCAAGATACCAAGCATTTTGACCAGACACACGTTGCTTCAATGAAACGTTATCAATTTTGCCAATACCGTTTGCGGTTAATCTCATATGAGTGGTATTAATAGGAGCAACCAATGTTTCAGAATACATTCCAACGTCAGTGTTGAAGTTACCCGTCACGGTGGTATCGCCAACTAATGATAATTGGATTGTGCCTGAGTTTCCGCCGAATTGGTCAACAAAACTTTCTATGATTTCATAACCAACTTCATATTGGTCACCGTCAACGACGGAACCTGTTACGATTTGTTCGATGTAACCACTGTTTGTAGCATCTGTTGTAAATGCTTGACCTGCGTTAATTTGGAAGGAATTGTTTTCCGACCAAGGCGCTTCTTGAAGTAACACGTTTGTTAGATCAATTTTTGATCTTTCAGTATCACTTAACGAGATATAGAATTTACCAGTACCTTCAGCACTTGTTGTTGTTAAGAAAGTCTCAACACCGACACCTGCGGTTAATGACACTGGGTCTAAGTATGAAATAGAACCCAATTCAATGTCCATAGATTGTACTTTAGGAACTGCTCCGGCGCCATAACCGGTGATCAAGTTTCCTAAACCAGTAACGTCTGCCTGAGTTCCTTTAACCGGGAATGCATTCTCAGGAACAGGTTGTACTTGGAAGAAGTTTGGACCAGAACCGTTGTCGACAATCTTGACCGTGATGGAAGTAAACTACAATGTCATCACCGGCATTAACAACAGGTAAATCCATGATATTTAAAGTACCGACCATAGATGAGTGGTATTCACACTGATAGTATAATGTATCAGGCGCGTTTAAAGGAACCGTGAATTCCAACATTTCTATGTCGGACTCTCCGTATTCGCCAGTTTGACCGGAACCAGAACCAGTTCCGGTTTCAGCGCGAGAACCGACAACGCCGTTAGTGTACTCGCCGAAATAACCACCAACAATGAAGTTAGTGCCGTTATCGGTAGTAATGTAGAACGGATGTCCTGGAGCATTAATTTTAAATCTGTATGTACCTCCACGGTACAAGTTAACAATAGGGTTTGTTCCTTCTAGCATTCCTGACTTATCAAACTTATAAAGTCCTTGATATGCTTCGATGTGATAAGCGAGGTTTAACTCGCCTGGAGCAACAAATGGACCCAAACCTGAACCACCATCGGCGCCAGTAAGTCCGAAGTCTTCAGGAATAGTCCAAGTAAATTCTTTGGAGAAGTTACCAATAAACTGAGATTCTCTCCACTGAGCAAGACCAACATCGTTTGAAGGGTTTAATGCTTCACAAGTCGATTTGCTATCAGTGCCGTTGTAGAACCAACCATCAATGTCTAATTCTTCACACCAACCACTAAGTCCCATACATACTGGGAATGGCTCGGGTCCAACCCACGTGCCAGGCTCTTCTTCCAAGTTCACGAACGGGTTATGATCTCCTGATACAATTGTAGAACCGTGCGCTGCTCTCATAGAAACACAATGTAGATGTTCCCCATTTAAGTCTGCTCCGTGATTCATACCTTCTTGAACGAGGTTGTCCCAACCACCGCCGGGAATTGCTTTAATACCTGCCGCGTGCATGTACATAGGAACTGGATTACCAGTAGACGGGTCAATTTGAGTAATATGACCGGATGGGTTCCACGCGTGGTTTATAAATTTGTATGTACCGCCACGGAATAGATCAAAACCTGCTTGATTGCCGTCGATATCATATAACGTCACGTCACCGAATGATTCATAAACTGCCTCATCTCTTTGATAAGGCGCATACACTTGTGAACTTCTATCCCACCATGACCAATACCAAGGAGAGTTTTGCGCGCCCTCCACAACAGAGAGTGCTGGGTCGGCAAACGTAATAGTCGTTTGAGTGTCAACTTCGATTTCCATATGCTCGGTTGGACCGTAACCGTCACCAACGGCAATTACCGTATGGTCTAACATCATTCCGGGAAGTTCAGATGGAGTATATGGTTGTGGACCAGAAGGTAATTGTACAACATCACCAACAACTAATCCGTGTAAATTAGATTCGATTGTGTTTGGTCTAGACCACTCAATCTGAACGCCATTCACCGCATCGCCGATGTGGTTAGTGATGTCGCGTTCAACTTGAAATCTGTATGACGCAAGGTCGGCAACAACTGTATATTCTTCAATAATATTATGAATAGTTGGTGTTGTTCCAGGAGCATTCTGTAGCGAATAAATAACAGTTTCTGTGGTAGTCAGGTTATCTCCATCGATAATAGACTCAACCCAATAGTTTGTGTTACCGTGATGAATACCGTTGAAAATATTTTGAAAGTGAATTCGTTGACCTTGTACCAATCCGTGATCAATGGAGTATATTCCTTTTTCTTTCTTAACATAACCAGCAAGGTCCGTAAATGGTATTGCGATGGACACTGGGTTGCTGTTGCTCGAAGAACCGTCGTCCCATTGTGTGATAGAGAATGAATAAGATCCAGGATACCAAACGCGACCAAAGTCATGAATATGTTGGTCAATTACAGTAATAGCATAAATGTCATTAACTGGATCTACGCAACCAAATTCAACAGTATGGAAATGCTGAGGATCAGAAGTACCGAAGTCCGAAGTTTTAGTTAGAACCGCGCCAGTGCCGTCATGAGCAGTAGTGCCATTTGGGTTCTCGCCGGTTATGATCAATAATGATGCTTTAAGTACAGCTTCTTCAGCCTCGGTGATCAGAATCTCGTGATAGTGACCAAAGTTAACTAGTTCGACTTTAGTTCCACCGCTCACTTCTAAATAACTATCTAAACCGTGTGTGTGAGTTCCGGTCATACCTACTAACCATATGCCACCAAGACCGCCATTTAGAGTTAAATCCCAAGTAAACGTACAATCATGTGTATGACCAGTATCGTCGGCGTTTGTTGTAATTATTTCGTTGTTACCAGTCTGAACATTAGCGAACTCCGCTATGGTCATTGTTGCTGTATGAGTATGACCCATTTGGTGGACGTCATCTAGGAAGATATCAACTTGTTCTTGCCCTTTAACAACGGCAGAAACTTCATAAGTTTCCCAAGCCTTTTCTCCAAAAATCAATGAACCGTCAGAACCGTAACCAGTACCGCCGGCATCCAAAGTCAATGCAACGATTGAACCACCAATAGAACAACCGAAAGATGCCGCAGTAGTTGGAGCACCGCCTAATATAGTTATCGTTGGAACAGTTTGGTAACCAACTCCGGGATCTGTGATAGTTAAACTTTGTATTTGCCCTGTTGCGGCGTCATAGTTAGCGGTCGCAGTTGCGGGTGTGGTTGGATTACCTCCAGAGAATTGTACCGTCGGTTGTGATGTATAACCAGCACCGCCGTAATTCAAACTGATAGTAGAAACAACGCGTCCATCATAAGTAGCGGTTGCGACCGCACCTGAACCACCACCACCAGCGATAAACACTAAAGGAGCAGCATCATAACCGCTACCAATAGCAAGATCCGCAGTCCAAGTTTCCGAATTGGCAACACATAAAGGTTCTGTGGAGTATAATGAGTTTGTACAAGTTCCGTTATCTTCCAGATAGATAGAAGTTATAATGCCGTTTACGATAGTAACTTCGGCTTGTGCTTCTATAGTTGGGTTTCCGCCGGAGAATGTTACGTTAATAGGACTTGAAGTATCTGTTACGTTTTCAGGACCGGACTGGAATGAAAGGACATCACCGATAGATAAATCGTGATAATCCGATTCAATGTTTGTTTGACTTCCGACGCCACCAATAGAGGTACAAGTGTTATTCATCGGCAAGTTAATAAAATACGAGTTTGCTGTATTTGGTAATGCTTCCATCGTGCCGTAGTTAACTGGCATTTTAACAGTATCGCCTGCGTTTAATCCGTGACCAACGTTGTACACATATCTGTGGTTCGTTTTAGTGGTCATTCTTCCTTCTTCTAGAGGATGGAATGTACAATGGAAATAAACATCATGATAACCGTCTACAACCCAACTCCAAGTTTCTCCTGGCTTCATATCAGGGGAAGTGAATGATACATTATCATCAGATACTGCGTTGTGTAATAAGTAGTTTGTGGCAGGGTTTGTAAAGATTAATGTATCACCTTCGCGTGCTTCTACGTGATAAGGAACGATATCATGGTTTTGAGTGTTTTGGTCGTTTACGTTACCTTCAGACCAAACTCCGCCGCCGGCAGTACAAGCAAGTTCCATAGCAGGAAATGCGTTGTTATAATCCGCGATTGATGTGTCGAATGGTACGATGACCCCATCACAAGTTGGTAATACTAATGCCGCATCTTCGATAATAGAAACAACATACGTTACGGGTTCTGGACCACCACCGGACTCGGAGAATACGCTTGTGTCGACCGAAGGAACGTTAACCATATTCTTAGCGCCGTTAGGTAAATCCCAACCAACGTCGTGAATAGTTAAATCATAAGATAGTTTGTATTGTGTGTTAGGTTTTAATGTAGAATTAAACCATACCAGCGCCGCGCCTTGACCGTCCGAAACGCCTGTGATGATATTAGTGCCTTCGGCAACTAATATGTCGAATTTATAATCAACGCCGTTTGCCCATGGCATAGAGATGTCCGTACCGATCTCAAAGTTTGCTGATTTAGCAATTTCAACTTCAAGCGCGTCTGAATCAAAATTAGGGTTTTGTACAATGTTGCTCGTGACGTACTCTATTTTGATGTCACCGTTATTTACTAACTCGTTTGGAGTAGTAAAATCAGCAGACTTGTTAGCAAGTCCAATAATGAAATCCCTGTATGAACCAAGGTGTTCCATGTTGTCCATGATCTCTAAAGACTTTAACATTAATGCTAAATCTTTGATCGCTAATTGAGGATCCGATAGTTTGATCGTTAACGAATCTAAAAAATCTTCCTTTTGCTGGTCGATTTTTAGTAATTCTTCTAAACTGAATGCTGAGTTTGTGTAATGTGACATTTATAGTTCCTGTATTATTCGTCTTCAAAGAACGCCATTTGGAGTGACGCGATTACATAGGGGTCTGAAACACCCAACATTTCAAATTCATACAACCGAACAATATTGTTTTGTTGTTGAATCATCTGGTTAGTTCTTTCTCTCCAAGTCTTAAATGTATCGTCTTTTCGTACATAAGGAATTTCTCTTAGCGTTGCCATATTAATTCTCCTTATCTAAGTGACTCGATTAATGAGGTTAGATTCTTTATATCATTCCTCATACTATTTATAACTTTCTTATTACTTTGCGCTTCTAGAATTCTCATTTTATTTTTTGCTATTACTTTCTTTCGAGCTTGATATCCGTCCGTATCATTGAAAATAACAGCGCCAGTTTTTGGGTCTTTAGTGTAATTTAAATTATTCATATTAATCCTCCTAAGTCACTGCCAGAACTCTCAATTCACGAATTGCTGGTAAGTAAATTGGGTTTGTAGTATGTAGTTCGATTTTAATTCGGAAAGAATTAAACTCGTTAGTGATTTTTTTCAAAGGTTCAAATGTGTGTTCTATAAACTGCATATCGGTAACAATATCCGAGTTAGATGTAGCAGAACCTGAGTCTTTCATTTCTCTCCAAACAACTGGATCAGCCTCTCTAATTGCCATCGGGTAGTCGACGCTTGAGATGTCAACCACGGACGTTATTTGTAGTAATGGAACCTCCTCATTCCCTTCAGAACCGTCAGGCATTATAACGCGTTTGTAGAAGATTTTATTTGTTGAAGAACCGTCTCCGTAGAAAATATCACCAATGGCGTAACCGCCACCTTGGTCTACTGCAGAACTATATTTCTGAACGCCTTCTAGGTCGTGTTTTGAGACCCAACTGTTTTCTAACACCTGTTGAGGGAATGATATATCGGTAACATACATTTTAGTGTTGTTTGTCGTATCATCATCACCATCAATATACATACTAGAATCATATACGCCAATAGTTCCGTTCCAGTTAGCGACTGATGGATCACTCAAAGTAATTTGAGTTTCCGGACTGAATTGGTAAGTAAATGCGTATTGTTCTTCAAAATCATTCGCGGTATATGAACCATATGATGCGAAGTTTGAGTTTAATGTAACATCAACATAACGCGGAATAACAGAACCCGTATCATAAAACACTTTAACGTAGGTTTCAGTTTTTTCTTGTACAGATAACCACATTTTCAAAGAGTCGGCGGCATTTGCTAGTTGAACCATTTTAGAAACATACACACCTTTCTGGTTATGTACTTCCGTTGCTCCGTCCCATACTACGTTGTTTTGTGTGATAACACTCAATCTCTCTTCATTAAATACTGGGGAGATGTTTGGGTTGTTCGTTTTAACATCAAGTAGTACAGAGAGCGGAGTGTACGCGTAGTTTGAGTTGTTCGTATGAGAACCGTCTAAAGTAACTAATGAATCGAAAACTTCATCAACGCCGTCCGAAACCTCATCTATGATGTTCTGAGTGTCTGAATTCACAACCACGCTATATTCAACTGTAGTGCCTTGTAGCATCATTGGTTGGAAATTAGGTGTGAATCCTGTCGCGTTGTTTATTCCAGTAAACCCTTTCATGTTTAATTGAGCAGAAGCGGTTGAAGTATCAAACACACATTTGTTCAATTGGAACTTAACGTCTTTAGTTTGTTCTGGAGTCCACGTTGAGTTATTCTGAGATGTAAACATTGAACCAAGGAACGGTTGTGTATTAATATATTCGCCCGTTGATTTATCTTGTTCGCCTAATTCAGAAATCCAAATATTATAGTCTAATGAATCAGAAATTACAACAAAGCAATATTCCGTTCCATTCATCAAGTAAATTGGATCGGCAAAAGTAAACCTAGTGTTAGAAGTTCCGTTAGACGAAGTGTATACGTCTGCTGGATATAACATCTTAGACGCCATTGGTAATGGACCCCAAGTAGGAAACCCCGAATGCATTTCTCGGATTTCTATTCGAACTGGAGTGTTGTCTGTATCTTTTGAGTAGAAGTAAATATCAATAGAATCAATAAATACGCCACCATCCGAATTGGAAACCATAAATGATTCAGCAACTGGATCGTAATACTCACGAATAGATTTCTTAGTAGTAGTTGTTGTGCTTTCCCCGCCAACTTGAACTGTTCTAGTTTCATTGCCCACTTCGGTGTCGGAAACTTGTTCAATTTTAGTTTCCGCTTCCAACGTGCTCATTATAGTTCTTTGGCGAGTATTTAGAGTTCCGGCAGCGGTGTACGCCGCAGTTGCTTGTGTGGTCAAAGAACCGTCGAAAGAATCCTGAGCAGAAATGAATTTCTTACCAGTTCTAAATTTTAGACCGTTATTATCGGAAGGAATAGTGAAAATAACATCAGCAAGTCGGCCATCTTGATCAGTGTTGATCGCATCACCGTAGGTTCCGCCGAGTGGTTTACAATAAGCATCAACGTCTATACCATCGAACTGGAAGTGAATTTGAGTGCTTGGTCTTAATTTATCGCCATTGATTGTAATATCTTTACTACGCATCCAACCGATAGCGGAAGTATCGATCAATTTATTATCAATAGTAGATCTGATGTCTTTTGCTTCTTGATATGTTCGTGTGCCATTTCTAACTGAAGTTGATGTTCTAGTTTGATCTTGTTTCCACGTGTCGGACTTCGTAATAACGTCTTGCCACACATCAAATTGCCTAGATGGTCTGTTGGTCGGAGCAACGTCTCTTGTTCCGCCAATCCAAGTATTAGTCGCCATCCAACCTTGATTCCAAATTTCTTGGATACTGAACCCTCTAATATTGGTGTGACCGTTAGCAGCAACGTGACCGTCCATATCATTAACGTCTACGCGACCACGATCATATATGTTTCTTGTACGACCGCGGAATTTCGTTTCAGATGAACCTGAAACGAAATCCTTTTGGGTTCCTTGGTTCTCCCAACCAGCCCATGTTGTTGCCCATGAACCCCATCGAGTTTGAGTACCAAACGCTTCTATTTGAGCAAGCACGGCGTTATTATTTTCATTTTGAACAATGATATCTGGGATAAACGTTTCTTCAAACCAAGTGTCTGAAGAAGGGGATAATTCCAAGAAACCAACCCAACTCATTCTAGCGAATGGGTTTAGATTGACCACTGATGAGGCAAACATTTGTTTAATCCACCCTTCAGAAACATTAAAATCTAATGTCCAAGTTTTACCTCCAGTGCCTTTTCGTAAACCCGAAGTGCTATTCATTTCAAAATCATAACCTTTCATTTCAAAAGGCGTTGTACATATTCCGGCTTCTGGATATATAGCAGCGAAATATTCAATGCTTGATACGTCGCCAATACCGTGATCCACGAATGGGTCTATCAACATACCGTTTTTGTATCTTTCAAAACCTTCAGTGTCTATAACTTGCATAGACATAGTGTCTTTTTCTAATAAACTTAATGCTGTGTAATATTCTAATGAAGAAATGCGTTCATCTAACTCACGCAAATCGGACATCTTGTAATTCTTATTATCTATATATGATATTGAGATATTTTTTGCTTGATAAGTGTACGGCGGAACGTAAAAATTATACAACGTCATTTCAGAATTTAATTCTTTTGGCAGTTTTGCTGCTTCTGAAGAGAAACCTTGTTTAATTTCAAAGACGCCGTCCGTGTTTAATACTAATCTATCAGCACGAGGCAAGTAGTAGTCGTAAGAAACTGTAACGCTTGATCCAGGCAGAGGAAGGAAATTTCCTTCAGTGAAGTTCGCAGAAGTACATCTGAAATCTAGCACATCAGCGAGTCTATAGTGATTTGGAATTAAGAATCCTTCATAAGTCGAAATATCACCATAGCTGATACCGCCATCACTAAATGAGTTGACGGCGGTAAATGATGAACCCGTAGAAGAACCATAGGTATAAACTTAGTATGTTACTTGATATGTTCCGGTTGCCGGCAATACCGTTTCATCGGGGTTCGACCATTGAACATATGCTTCTTTATATTCCGTATCATACTCGCCCTCAAAGAACCAAAAATCTTCAGTAACGTCATTAAGACCAGAGTCAACAATAGATATAATTTTACTAACGCCAGGCTCTATAACCAATTTGTTGTTTACGTCAATTACGACGTCTACGTTAGTTTTTGTTGTATGCGTGATTGATTTCCAAGTTGAGTTGGAAATATACATATCAGACATAATTTGTAAACTGTCGTTTTGATATAAACTACTGGCGACACCTGCTTGGGTTTCAAAGTGGATAACTACGTTTTCGTTGCCTGTGTAATCCGCGTACCATACCACTGCTGCCGTAGAATCTGTACCTTTCTCTGGAATGTTAAAGCCGGTGTCGCTGTTGTAGATATAAATGATTCTTTCCCAATGCATAGACGGATAAGCAGAAGCGACCATCATATTAGAACCACCAGTGTTGGTTATACTGTAATTCTTTTGGGTAGAATAATTGATTTGTCCAGCAGTTAACGACTCTGTCATTCTCGCCATGGTGAACAACCAAGGAACAAATGTTCCTTTTCTTACCGCTTTACCCGTTGGTCTATACAATTTAGCATAAACCGTAGGATCTGCCGCAGAAACAACATATGTAGCAGGAGAAACAATATCCAAACCTTCTTCAGTATCCAAGTAAACTCTAAAAGAATCCCCGTATTTAGTGAAGTGGGTTATTCTTTTCTCAATATCAATCTTTTCTAACGGTTGACCGCCAGTGTATACTGAGTTTGTGATGAAGTGGATTTTCTCTTTCTTGTATACATCAAATACGCCAGTAATGTCATCCAACGATTCTATTTCAAAGTATGGACCGAAGTTTGCTTGAATGTTGTCGTTGATTATATGGCGAGTTGTTCTTGCTTTCGGAGCAGTTAGAATAACGTTTGAGTTTAATGCGTTTTCATAACCTCTAACGTATGCCTTGCCTGCTTCAACTTTGATTTTATAATTATCTGAGTTATCCCCGTCTTCCATAATTTCGATAGGAAAACTTTTGGTGGTGTAATCGCCCGATTCATCATAAGTCCTGCGAGCTAGTTCGTCAACAAGACTATTGTAAGTCGACCGAGGAATAGGTTCAACAAGAACGCCCTCGACGATTTCAACATTAGGCAAGAAGTTCGTTCCGTCGACGGAATCTGATTCCAAAATCAGTTTTAAATTGATTGAGTATCTATCAGCACCTGGAGCATTTTGGTTATAAAAACCTGATGCTGGATCAAGTAGTCGAGGGTCTGAAGTTGCTTCGATAACACTTTCTTCGATGTCCAAACCGACTTTTACAGTCGGAGTTGTGCCCAAATAATCGACAAAGATAGTTTGAGTAAGTACAGGAACAAAGTGATTGCCTATGTATATAATTCCGTTTCCGATTGTCGCTTCAAGACCTTTACCTAAACTGGAAACTATACCGTTTGTTCCTAAATTGGCGCTCATTTCAGCGACGTTGGGGTTATACCAAGTATTGGAACCACAGAAACCCCCGACCGCGCCTTCGGCACACACTGTATCGTATGTTTCAAGAGATTCGCCTACAATAAACTCATTTGATAGAGGTTTGATGTAGTATACCGGAACAGACTCATCATCGTGTAATTGAACAACTTTAGCGATAGCGCCGGAGGTTGTGCCGTAAACAATACGTCCTAACCATGACGAATTCGCAACAGCAAGTTGTACATAATTTCTTTTATTAATTCCGACTTCCGCGCCAACAATTGGAGTTCCGTCTTTCCATATATGGTTAGACGATGCACTAAGTTGATTCTGTAGAATTGATTGAATTTGTGTTAATTCTCGAGCTTGAACCGATCTTCCCGGATTAAATAAAATCCTTAGAAATTGATCATTAGCATCGAAATCATCATAATACGGTGCTGTGTTGAAATTAATCGCCATAGTATATCCCTAAATGTTTAAATTGATTTTCCTCCAGCAAAGTACAGGTAGGAAATAAGTTGGTTTTTAAAATTCAACAACAAGTTTCAGATCTTCAATCTGGTCGGGTGCACGTGTGATTGCGCGTCTATTTTCTAAGTAGATCAACTGTCCTGTATTTTCTTCCAATGATAAAGTTGCGTCAGGGTATACAGAAGATTGCGCTTTTGAACCACCGCCGTCTAGTTCCGGATTACGCAACAAACCGATTTGACGGAAGTCATCGTTGTCTGGGAAACCGTCTGAAGTTTCAAGACGAATATGAATTAGTCCGTGATGACATTTCGCTGAGAAGATACTATTAGCGTCGCCAAACACCATTTGCTCGGAACCAGCAAGAACGGCATCACCGTAAATTACGGGCATCCAATCATTGGTAGTTGAGTTGATGATATCGTTCAATTCTAGTTTGTACAAATATTTCCAAACGTAACCGTCTCCTGAATCAATCACTTGAGCATTAAGAACTAATGGGTCACCAGTTGCGCCAGTTGGTTCTGAAGTAGCACCGTTCGGTAACCACAAACCATATTGGCCAGTAACGTTGGCGGCTTCACATGTTGCTCTGTCCGTTTGAGTTGCTGAAAATGAACCACCGATATAACATTTGCCTAAACCCGTTGATTCTGCGCTCCAAGTTGCGCCTGCTGCAGCACAATCGGTAGGGCTATTGCTTAGATAGTCGTCGCAATAAGAACCACCTGGCTCTTTAACACATTTGTACACTCGGTATTCTGAGTTCATTACAATTGAATGTGTTCCTACAATTGAGATAAACGAACGACCAGCATCAGGGATGCCCGTCACGTTGTCGGAACCGTCAAAGGCGTACGGATCGCCGATATCCCAGTCAATACGAGGAAGTACTGGAGAAATATCATCATCCTGAATTCGCTTAGCACCAACGATATCTGCCCAATACCTTGCTTCATCTTCATCTAACGGATCTGGTAAAATAAAGTTACCGTTTGATTCATCATTTGCGTTTATATCATCAGGCCAAGCATCGCTTCGACCGAATCCCAAATACAAGAAGTTATCATCGGCTGCGACACCAGTTGTCTTAAACTGGTCGATGAAAACCATCAAGTTTTGAGTTCTAAATTTACTGGTTACAATTGCACCCATGTGTTTACTCCTTGTTAAAAATGTTTATTTAATAATTGTATTTATAATATTTATATACCTTTCCTAGTCTACTAAGAAGGAATCGGCCATATGTTTGACTCATCTACCGTAACACTATGTATATGGTCACCTAATCCCGCTCCCTGTGTACTTTGAATCCATTGCCCGCCCTCAGCCACCTCTCCTTGATATACGATTGTATCATGGTTATCATAATCAGACGTTTGAGATACGATTTGATATTGGAAGTTCACCAGACGGATAACCAAAGTGTGCGTGTATATATCAGCATGCGTTGCATCCGATTGTGAGGTTGAAACTAATCCTCCGGCGACCAGTGTAGCATATTCCGTAGTGGTTAGGAAATATGTGTGACTATGATAACCACCAGTCAATAAGAATTTATGTACATTTGTTCCTGAACCAGGGAATCTGTCGTATTGACTGATTGGATCGGTGAGGAAAGTTCCATCAACTCCCAACAACGGGTTGAATTTCAACGAATAACTGTGATAATGCGACAGAGCGCCGTTAGCGGAATCGTACCAAACAATGCCGTAAGTAGAATCTTGCTCATTGATTAATTGGTTTGCTTGCCCAAGAGAAATAGGTTCGCACAACCTTCCGGAGAACGGTCCTTGCGTATCTAACGAACAACCCTGATACAATAAGTGGTCATGCGTACCTTCTCCGTCAATAAACGTAGAACCAATAGTCAATACTGGAGGGTTGTTGACTTGTAAAATAGCATTCACAAAAGTCTTGCGTTTGAATTCATTTTCTATAGTATTCGTCGTTTGCGCAGTTTCTACATCGGTTGTCACGACAGCAGGAAGAACTACAAATTCACTTGTTCCATCCGAATGGTTTGTTTGAATGGTTTCGGTTACTTCCGTCACGGTTGTTGTCGTGGTTGTTGTCGTGGTCAAATCGCTGTATGTGATAATCGTGGTTGTGTCGCCAGCACTAGGAGTGTCTGGATAACTTGTAGAAACCGGATTCAATGCTGTTGTATTCACGTTAATATTAACCGTCGGCGCATTCACTAGAGTTTGATATGTGCTAGCAATGTTGGTTTGATAAACCGATCCGCCGGTTTGTTGAGGAATAACCTCGTCGTTTGGATTCCAGTGAATAGTCAAGTTATGCCAATGCAAACCCTCGGATGGACCAAGAACCACGGAAGGGTAATACCTCAACGGATCTTGTGTCGCATCTTCAATTCCGCCTTTCACATACGTTGTTGAATTTGTACAATAGAATATATTATCAGCATCATTCCACTTAATAGTATAGAGATGGAAATGAGCACCCGATATTGA